CCAACTACATATGCATAACGTCTATGAAAAGATGGTCTTCGTTCCGTAAACTTGAAACTTGGATCATCAGTGGGATTTTTAGCCACTTTCGATACGAATCTAAAAAAAGGTGATTGTGCAATCGCCAATTCTGATACCCTACTGCCAAAGTTATACTTTCTGCGAAGGACACCAGTATTTAAATCAGTACCTAATCGAGAGCCAGCTGCACCTAGAGCTTGATCGTTGATATCCCAATTGCTCAGGAATCTAGGGGTTGTAGCCATTTTCTACTCCATTAGTTAAAAATATCGTCCATCCCTACTTTGAGTATTGAATCAAACACAGCGTCATTTACGTTACCATCTTCTGGATTTGTAGATTGTTCTCCGCTAGATGCCAACGACTGAGGCTTTTGCCTAACATTTTGCATTTGATTAGCTACTTGTTTCCTTGTTTCATTCGCAACTTTTTGGTCACGATTTTCACGATTCATCAAATAATAAATATCATCAAATGTTAATTGACGGCTATTAGCATAATCAACAAATTTTCCCCATTGATCATTATCAAGTTCATACTTCTCTTTGAAATCCTTTTCCATTTGAGAACGCTGTACTTGATCATTTTGCTCTTTGGTTTGTTTGCCAACAATACCTTTAACCCTGTCGTTTACAACAGAATTGAAAACCTTAGCAGATTCAGAATTTGGATCACTGAAAGCTTCATCAGAGTCGAAGACAAAATCTTCAGATAATCCCAATCGTTCTTTTACGCCTTTTGGTTGATTCTCCCCGTTAATGTGTTCTCTAACGGTTGATATCAAATTAGGGTCTTCTCTCATACGATCAAGTAAAGGGGCGTAAGGTTCTAGCTCTTGAAGACGATTATTAAGTCGCTTTGCTTCACGGCTTGAATCCGAATATCGCTTTTCTAGTCGTTCGAGTTTTGACACCTGATTAGTGTCGGTTGTCTCTTCGGCAACAGGGCTCTCTTGGGAGGTTATCTGTTCTTGAGGAGGTGGGGGTGATTCAGTGAAAGACCCGTTGACTTGTTCATCTAGTGCTGCGAAGAAATCACCGGGATCATCAATATCCCCTCCGGTCATACCCGTTACGGTATCTTCGACAGAAACAGGGCTGTCTTGCAGGTTAGCTGCTTCTTGTACTGGCATTATATTACTCCTTTTTCGTTATTAAATGCAAATTATTTTTTATTAGAAGGTTCTCTTGTTTTTTCTTTTACCTGATCCTTCATTCTTTCACGAAGTAATTTTTGTTGTGCCTTAGTATCTAGTGTTTCTTTGGTTATTGCTTCTGAGCCTCTTTTAGTCTCGTCCCTTATACCAGATTGGATTAATTGTCTAGATAATGTTTCAATTGTGCCATCTCTATCTTTCAAAGCACCCTCTAATCCATCAACTTGAGATTTAAGTTGTGAGTATATTGATTTTCTCTTAAGAATATTCTCTTTTCCACGAACATCAGTTTCTGCAAGCATAGCAATATCATCAATAAGACCAGATTGATACCACCTAAAATATTCTTCAAGTAATGCCCATCTATTAACTGGCAAAGTTGAACCTGCAACAATACGGACATCGAATCTAGCTGAAGAATAATCATTATACATATTAATAGCCCTTCCAAGATCATTATAGATAGGAACATTAATTTCAACTTGTCTTTCTTCTTGGATATGAGAAGGCTGGACTATTCTAAAAATTTTATGTGCTCGATAAGTACTTTGAGCCATTGATTGAAAGCATTTACCTAGATGCTCCAACGAAGGCTCAACAATATCATTCATCCATGCTTTAATTCTTCTTGTACCATGTTCATCTTGTGCAAGTAAGCCACGATATGTATCATGTTGTTGTCCTAAGTCACCTTGCATAGAGCTATAAATACCAGACATATATTCCATATCAGACTTACCTTCTTGAACAGTAGAGAAAAAAGCTTGATTTATGGGTGATGGCTGAACTGGCGTTGGAGGGGCAAACCCTTGTCTATATTTAAGCAATGCACCTGGGGCAGAAGAATATTGTTCCCACTCGTCCTCTGGGACAGAACCCTCTTCATAAATCCATCTAAGATTAGAAGCCAAGTTCGCATTGTGAATCATTAATTGATGAGCTTTATTTATCTCTTGCTGTTTACCTATAAGTGGGAGTACAGCTGACATTGGATATGGAGTGCCTGTCCACATATACGGAATAGGAACTATTGGGTAATCAGACATTGGCATATACGTTTCGTATAACATAACTTCAGAACCCAAACTAACACTTACTTTAATTCGTGTATCATAAAATGGAACAGCCTCTACAATAGTTGATGCAAATAAATCATTCTTAATTAATGCTTTGTATTCGGCTTCATTTACAACTTGGTTTTCAATTTTAGTTGATTCTTCTTTTAACTTTGCCATTAATGATGTTTGTGCCTGCTCTAACTGATCTTCTAATTCTTTCTGGGCTTTCTCTTTTTCAATTTGACCTCTCTCCGGGATCATTTCACCTTGCTCTACAAGCTCATCAATTTGAAGCATTTTCTCTTTTAATTGAACTTGTAACTCATTTTTAAGTTGAAGCAATTGTTCACTAACCTGCTCTTGCAACTCCTCTAAGCCTTGAGAATCTGGAGGTAATTGGATAAAAAGATTATAAAGTTTATACTTTTCTTTCGTATAAAATTCATAACAATCTACTACTTCATCCTCTTCTGATGTCAATGGATTATATGCTTCTCCACCAATATCATCTGGCTGTATACTATCGGAATTAAAAGCCTCTCTTTGTGAATAAAACTGCCCACCTTGGTTAACAGAGCCATCAGCACCATTAATCTTCTTCTTAAATTGGGGGAATAGACTAAGAAGTTGAGTTTTAGGAAGATCTTTTTTGATAATTATATAACTTGCATCTCTAAAAAGAAAGTCTCTACTCATAGGGTCTACCCATACGTCATGAGGATCAATTCTTTTAAATACGACTTCACCCATACCCTTATCCATATCTGGGTCTATATCAACTTGGAAGAAACCAACACCTTTTATAAGAGCATCTTGTATAACATGAGAATATAATGAATTACCATTAGATAGATACCAACAATAATCTGCAATATCAGCATGAACAGCAGCAACATCAGTATCACTACCTTCTGCCCCCACAGCTTGCCATCTAGGATTCTTAGCCGTAGCGAAATATTTCATCATTTCGATAACGGGTGTTATTCTATTAATAGTAAAAGTAGGCATACCAGATTGCTCTAGCATACGTTCTTCATTTTTTGTTAGCTGGTCGTTGTGATAAAAATCACTACACTTTTGTGAAGAAGATTGCCACTTTCTCCTATAGGCGTTATCTGCCCTTTGGAAAAGTTGGTATACTACTTCCGCTCTTTGTTTATTATTTTTTCTTGCCATATTTTTTCTTAGCCACCTTATTCGCTGTTTTTCTAGCCGAACCGGTTTTCTTCATTCTATCACGATAAGAAGACTTATTTTCTTTTTTGTAGCGATTTTTTGGGGGCATTTTCTTTTTTTCCTAATACTAAAGTTGGGTTTCTTTGTCTGAAGCCATTCATGTCAACAAAGCTCTGCCAAGCTGACTTATTCTTACTACTCGAACTAATATTCATACTAGATTGAGAGTCTAAAGATAGATCATCTGGTCGAATAGGCTCTATTTGGAAATCATTTTTTGCCATTACATCATCCATTTTTTAACTGATTCGATAAAATGGGCAGGATCACCTTTTCCACCCTCTGTATTATAATATTTTTTCCAGTATTCAGCCTGTCCTTCTATAGAACTAGGCAATTTCTTTGGAACCCTTCGATATTTTAGTCTACAATGTACGATTCCAGCTGCTATATTCTTCTCTAGGATTTCTCCCCATACATCTTCTTCGTATATTTGCCAATATCTAAGATTAACAAGACTAGCTTTAGCACAATCTTTCATTAATTCAGACCTATACTTCAAATAGTGTTGACAATTGTCAACTGCAGATGCTGGTTCTACCTGCCAGAACGACCTAGCAGGGCCATCTCCCATTTGCCGAATATATTCGTACCGAGATTCTACGATACCAGTAGCCAAAACCAGCGAAACAGCATCTTCCGATGCATATTTTTCACCCATTCCACTACAAGTATTGTGTATTAAATTTCTAAGTTGACCTATGCTTACCATTTTTATGCCACTATCCAGCTTTTTGGTTGTTTTTTTGACTTAAACCACGACTTTTTATCCTTTTCCTGCTTAAAATTGGGTGGAAAAGTGTGTCTACATGCATAATACAATGCCTCTATAGTATCATCGTGAGCCATTCGTGGGCCAAATGTAAGTATTTCGTTAATTAAATCAAACATGTTATCTCTGACAAAGATATTCCCCATACTGAATCTTCCGCTAAGACCACTATATATCCTGTTTCTCTTCTGATTGCCCCCAGGTTTCTCAGGTATTACAGCAATATCATAACGATTTAGTCTTTTCCTCTCTTCATTAAGTGCTTGGAAAATAGACCTGTTCATAGCAACGTCTTCAACTGTAGCTGATATACAATGATACTTATTATAAAGTTCTATTATATAATCTACTACTCCAAGTTTTGAACCAGTATCATATTTACTTCCAATAGTGGGAATAGACCTATGCCTTTCATACTCAATAACATAAGCATTGTTGTTTATGTCAATAGCTATTACCATCATCACAGAATAATCAGCACCTTTAGTATCAATATCCGTAGCTGGGTCACAACCTATAAAAGTATTTACTGGAGTATCTGAGCCATCAATAGATATATAATTTATCCCATCTTCGTATTTTATGTATCCTTCATACTTTTTAATATCACTCGATCTCCAAAGAGAATCCTCTTCACTCTGGACTTGCATAAAATATTCTTGGTAAAATTTGGATGGTTGACCTGAGTCATAATAGAATTTCTTCTTTTGATCCATGATCTTTTTTGTAAAAAAACTTTCCCATAATAGATTGCCATCATCATCTATTGCTTTATAAGTAACAATTCTCCATGCAAAATCTTTTTTCCCTTTTATTGCTCGCTCATTAGATATAAGCAGATTATTAATAAAAGAATCATAATGAACGGGAGTTCCATTGACACGAAGTCTACCAGTTTCCGGCTCAAGTGCAGGATACACAACAGCAGTAACAAGATTCGCATTTTTACTTCTAGCATCAGGAGTAATAGTATTCCCTTCATGTTCAAAATCATCCAATATAATCAAATCATATCTTTTATGAAGTTTTGCACCTCCCCTGATACCAGTAACATTACTCTTCGATATTAGTTTACAGCCATTACTTAATTCTATATCTTCTTCTGTCCATTTCCTACCTCTTAAATTACCAAAGAAATATTTTATTTGATCATTATAGTCTAGATGGTACTTAATATAATCCATATTCCCCGTAGCTAATTTCTGAGTAGCAGATACCCAGCCATAGAAAAGCATATCAGATGGATCGCAGAATAAGAAATCTTTTAGAATTGATGCTTTTGTAAGAATAGTTTTACCATGACCCCTTGGCAAAATAAAAGCAGATTGCTTTACACTCAGGTCATCAATGACATCAGCAACTTCATAGTGAAATGCAGGAGTCTCAGACCTTAAAAAGTCATCTGGTAGAAAAAGCTTCCCAAATGCTATAAGGTCATTATGAGCTAATAATAGAGCTTCCTCTTCCTTACTTACGTTTTTCTTGTTTATGTTTACTTTGGGACTGGGGTTTGGCTGCTTTTCCATATAAATCCGTGCCTATCAGGATACTTCATAACTTTAGGATATTGTTTAGATATGCCATTATAGTCAGGTATCCTATGTTCTATTTTGCTTTTTTTTATTTTTGTGATCTTTTCCATGTTAAGTAATCTGCTCCTTCGTGTGGATCAAAAATAGTAGTAATCAATCTATTGTCATCATCATCATATCTTGGGTCTATAATAGTCACTGGTGCATTAAAGATATTCTTATCGGCTAAACCCAGTTTATCTGCGTATCCATCCATCCTTTTAAATGATGCAACTTGGATAGCATGACTAATAAGACCATTTGAAGGGTCTTTAAGCACTTGGTATCCACTTACATGAATATGCCCAGCGGTTAGTATATGATCTCTC